GGGTCATGTCCCAGAAGTCGCCTTCCCCTGGGACGAGTACCACTACCTCGCCGTCGGTGCCCTCCACATTTCTCCCGGCGACTTCTGGGACATGACCCCCCACCAGCTGCTCTCCCTCGCCGAGCAGCACCAGGCCGCCCACCAGACCGGCGGCCACCGCGAACCCGAACCCGCCGACGGCGCCAGCCTCCTTGGCTTCGCCTCGATGCGCCGCACCTGACCCGAGGAGGTGACCCGTGGCCGACGACATCAACCTGCCGAACCTCGTCTCCCACCTCGCGGTCAACCTCGACGGTCTGAGCGGCACCGTCGCGGACGCTGGCAGGCAGGGCTCCAGCGTCGGCGCCGCCCTCGGCGGCGGCATCCAACGCGAACTGCGGGACCTCCTCGCGCACCTGCCCACCATCGACGTGGACGCCTCCACCGACGAGGTCGACCGCGACCTTGCCCGCGTGCGCCAGCAGCTCGACGAACTCGCGGGCGAGCGCATCGGCGTGGACGTGTCGATCACCGACGCGCTGCGCCGCCTGGAGGAGCTGGAGCCACACCTTCAGCGGCTGTCCGACACCCACCCGAACATCACCGTGCAGGCCACAACTCGGGCCGCGCTGCGCCAGCTGGAGGAGCTGCGCGACGCCGCCCGCCGAGCGGACGACACCGACGTCAACATCGACGTCGACGTGGACACCGACCGCCCGAACCGGCTGGCCGGGATCCTCGGCGGGCTCGCCGGGCTCGGCGCGCGCGCCGGCGCATCCATCGCGGCTGGGTTCGCCAAGGGCGCGGCTGCGATCGGTACCGCCGTGCCCTTGGCGGCGGCCGTCGCGCAGACGCTGGCCAACGTCGCGCCAGCGGCCGGGGTGGCGGTCACTGGCATGGCCGCGGTGCAACTGGCGTCCGGCGCGGTGAAGCTGGCTGCGGTCGGCATGGAAGACGCGATCAGCGCCGCGTTGGACCCGTCGAAGGCCGAGGAGTTCAGCGAGGCGCTGGAGAAGCTGAGCCCAGAGGCACGGAAGTTTGCCGAGGCGGTGCACGAGGCTGCGCCCGCCCTGCGCGACATGCAGCAGGCCGTCCAGAACGAGGTCTTCCGCGGGCTCGGCGATGAGCTGAAGCGCACGGGCGCCAGCGTCCTGCCGATCTTGCGGAAGAACCTCGTGTCCGCGGGCGGCGCGCTGAACGACATGGCCAAGGGCGTCTCGACGTCGGCGCGGGAACTGGCCGAGGACGGCACCCTCGGGAAGGCGCTCGGGTCGGCGAGCAAGGGCCTGCACAACCTCAGCGGGGTCCCGGGCATCGTCGTGAAGTCGCTCGGCCAGATCGCGGCGGCGGCCGGCCCGTCCTTCGAGCGGCTGACGGAGAGGGCCGCGGATGCGGCGGAGGGGATCGGCGACCGGCTGACGGCCGCGTTCGAGGACGGCCGGATGGAGGGTGCCATCGAGGGTGCCCTCGATCTCCTCGGCCAAGTCTGGGAGATCGGCTCGAACGTGGCCGAGATCTTCCAGCAGATCTTCAACGCAGTCCCGGAAGGCGGCGGCATCCTCGGCGTGCTGGAGCAGATCACGGCGTCACTCGCCGAGGTCGCCGCGCGGCCCGAGGTGCAAGAGGCGCTGCGGACGCTGTTCGAGACGATCGGCGTGATCGGCGAGACGGCGGCGCCGCTTCTCGCCGAGGCACTGGCGCTCATCGCGCCGATCCTCACCGAACTCGGCCCGCCCGTGCAGGAACTCGTCGTCGCGCTGGGTGAGGGGCTGCGGCCGATCATCGAGGAGCTGGGCCGGTCGGGGCTCCTGCGGGAGATGGCAGGGGCGCTGGGTGAGGTGCTGGTTGCGGTAGCCCCGCTGCTGCCCCCGCTCGGCCAGCTCATCTCCGCCATCCTGCCGTACCTGATTCCCCTTGTGCAGGGCGTCGCCAACGGGGCGAAGATGCTCGGCGATTTCATCCGCGAGTTCGCCGTCCCGGCAGTGCAGATCCTCACCGACCTGCTCCGCGGCGACTTCTCCAGCGCGCTCCAGGGCGCGAAGGATCTGGCGCGGGACATGGTCACGTCCATCGTCGTCTCCTTCGCCACGCTGCCCGACCGCGCCAGGTCGGCGATCTCCGACCTCAAGCCCGTGCTGGCGAAGCAGATAGGGCTGGCCGCGGCTGCGATGGTCGAAGGGGTGCGGCAGGGCATCGCCCAGATGGTCATATCCCTGGCTGGTCTGGCGACGCAGGCCCGCAATGCAGTCGGCAACCTCGGGGCGGTCCTGGTCCGGGCCGGCGCCGATCTGATCGCGGGTTTCATCCGCGGTATCCGCAGCATGATCCCCAGCGTTCAGGACGTCCTCGGCGGTCTGACGTCGAGCCTGCCGGACTGGAAGGGCCCGGCCAGCAAGGACGCCCGGATCCTCACCCCGGCCGGTCGTCTGCTGATCGAGGGGTTCATCAAGGGCATCGACGAGTCGACCGCAAGGCTGCGCCAGCGGCTCCAGTCGATCACCAAGGCGCTGCCCAGCAACGTGAAGTCCGGCTACGGCAAGGCGCTGAAGAAGGCGACGGCCGAGCTGGCGAAGCTGGTGAGCCAGCGCGACGCCGTGATCAAGCGGCTGGCCGCGGCTGAGAAGAAGCTGAAGGACCTGATCAACCAGCGGACCAAGATCAGCACCGACGTGCGGCAGAGCATTCTCGACAGCGGGAACATCGTCGCGGGGCACGCCGACGTGAACAGCGTCACGGCGATCACGGTCGGGTTGCAGCAGGCGCTGAAGAAGGCGCAGGAGTTCCAGGCCAACATCGCCAAGCTCAAGGGCGCCGGACTGCGGTCCGATCTGCTCCAGCAGATCGCGGAGGCGGGCGTCGAGGCGGGCGGGGCGACGGCCGCCGCGCTCGCGAAGGCGACTCCGGAAGAACTGAAGAAGATCAACGACCTCCAGGGGCAACTAGCCAAGACGGCGTCGTCGACCGGGAACATGGTGGGCGACGCTCTGTACGGCGCCGGGATCCGCGCGGCGCAGGGCCTCGTGGCCGGGCTGAAGAGCCAGGAGCGGGCCATCGAGGCGGTCATGCGGCGGATCGCCGAGGGCATGCTCGCCACGGTCAAGAAGACCCACAAGACCAACAGCCCGAGCCGCGCGTTCCGGTGGCTCGGCGAGATGGACGGCCGCGGCCTGGAACAGGGGCTGCTCGCCAGCGTGGGCCGCGTGCGGGCGGCGGCGCGCACGATGGCCGGCGCGGCGCTCGATGTGGCGTCCGGAGTGCGGGGCGCGGTGTCCGTCACGCCGTCGGCGGCGCAGTTGTCGCAGGTGTACGCGGGCGGCGCGGTCGGTGGTGACCGCTACTACACGATCAACCTGTACGGCTCGGACGCGACGCCGCAGGGCATCGTGCGAGAGCTGTCGTGGCTCGGCCTCGTAGGGAGGGGATGAGCCGTGGCTCAGCAGGCACTCGGCCGTGTGCAGTGGGGCGCCCTTCAGTTCGGGCCCGGCACCCCGTACGCCGTGACCGCCGTCGAAGGGCTGGACGACCTGCCGGAGATCCGCGGCGAGGACGTGGAGCGGCCGGGCCAGCATGGCGACTACTCCGGCCCGGACTACACCGGTGCCCGCGTCGTGCAGCTGAAGCTCGGTCTCCGCGCCGACAGCCCGGACGGGCTGCGGGCGCTCACGCTCGCGCTGCGGAACGCGACGCAGCCGCAACGCCAGCCGCAGCCGCTCCAGTTCCTCGATCAGGGCGTCGTGGTCTGGGGGAAGGTGCGCAAGCGCAGCCTGCCGTACGACGCCGAGTTCTTGTGGCGGCTCGGGGATGCCGCGCTGGAGTGGTACTGCCCGGACCCCTACCTGTACGGGCTGGAGGAGCGCACCGCCTCGACGACCGCGTACAGCCCGGCGGCCGGCCGCACATACCCGCTGGCCTACCCGCGGGTGTACGGCAGCGCGGGCACGTCGGGGCGGCTGACGGCCGTCAACGAGGGCGCGTCCCCGGCGTACCCGGTGCTGCGGATCGACGGGCCCGTGGCTCAGCCCGCAGTCGAGCAGGTGACGACGGGCGGCATCCTCCAACTCGACGCCACGATCCAGGCGGGCGAGTACCTGCTGATCGACACCCGTACTCGGGCGGTGCTGCTGATGGGCACCAGCCCGCGCCGGTCGTGGGTGCGCGCCGGGTCGGTGTGGCCGCTGCTCCAGCCCGGTTCCAACGAGATCGCCTACCGGGGCGCAGCGCTGCCTGGCGCCCCCGGCCAATCCAGCTTGCTGACCGTCACCTGGCGCGACACCAGCCTGTGAGAAAGGAGGCCCCGCGATGGCCCTGATTCAGCCACCTACGTGGATGCAGGCCGGTAGCTACCCGGCCAGGAATGACCGGCTAGCACTGACGGCGCTGCTGTCCTACCCGGGGTTTGCTGTGGACGAGTCCACGCCGATGCGTATCCGGCAGGGCGTGAAGCCGTCGTACCAGAACTACCAGCTCAAGGTAAGGCCCGCGTCCACGCCGAACATGACCGTCGTCGTGTCTGCGGGGTTCTGCTTCATCGACCAGCACGACACTGGCGGCGTCGGCACGTACGTGTGCGTCAACGACGCCGACGTCACACTGACCGTGCAGCCCGCGGGCGGCGCCGGCCAGTTCCGCAAGGACACGGTCGTCGCCTCGGTGTACGACGCCGAGTACGCCGGGTCGGCGTCGGAGTGGCGGCTGGAGATCATCCAGGGCCCGTACGCCTCGTCGGCTGGCGCGACGACGCGGGGCACGCTCCCGCCGAACGCGCAGATTCTCGCCGACATCAGCATCGGCCCGTCGCAGACGTCGGTGTCCGCGGCGAACATCGCCGATTTCCGCAACTACAGCGTCGCCCTCGGCGGTGTCCTGCCGGTGGCGTCGAACATCGCACCCAACCGCCTGCACCCGGGGCAGGTGCTGTACCTCACCGACACGGATCTGTTCGAGGTGGGGCAGCTGGCGGGCACGAAGAGGCAGGTGCGCGAGTACCTGCGCCCGTCGTCGAGCCTCCAGCAGGCGGCGCCGCCGTTCAACGTGACGGGTAGCTATGTCGACTTCCTGTCCGCGTCGTGGGCGCCGATCACGGTGACGGTGCCGCCGTCGGGCATGGTCCGCGTCACCATCGGCGCGAACCTGGAGAACACCAACACCGCCACCAGCACCTGCCACGCCGCGTGGCGGGCGTCCGGCGCCATCAGCGTCAGCGCCTCCACGTACAACCAGATCACCGCGTACGGCGACCGCGTGGCCGCCTCCCGTACCCGCCTCATCACGGGCGCGACGCCCGGCGCGGCACTCACCATCACGCCGCAGTGGAACATCAGCTCCGGCTCGTCGTCCACGGCGACGATCTCCGGCGGCACGCTGGAGGTGACCCCGATCCCATGACCGCGGACATGTCGATGCTGTCCGCGATGCTCACCGCGGACCAGGACTCACAGCCTGAGCACACGTACACGTACCTGTTCTGCGACCTGCGCACGGACACGCTGCTCGCCGAGCTGCCGCTGGCTGGTGTCTCGTACTCGTACGAGCTGAACGGCATCGGCCGGTTGTCCGGGACGATCCCGTACACCGACGAGACGCTGCCGCTGGACCCGGAGACCGCATCGCAGCCGGGCCGGACCGCGGTCTACGTCGACCGCGACGGCGTCCTCGTGTGGGGCGGCATCATCTGGACCCGGCAGAACACCAAGGGCGGCAAGCAGATCCAGGCCGCGGAGTTCATGTCGTACTTCCAGCACCGGTACGTGAAGAAGACTTTGTCCACGGACACCTCGTTGCTGATCGATCCGGCGTACGTGGACCAGGGCGGGCAGCGCCTGTACAGCGACCAGATGTGGATCGTCTGGAGCCTGATGCGGTACGCGCAGGGCCAGCCGGGCGGGAGCATCGGCATCGACGTCAACCCGCTGGCGGGCCCGCCGCACGGCATCAACCGCACCGTGACGTACTTCGGGTACGAGCGGCCCGAGATCTACAAGGCCATCAGCGAGTTGGCGAACGCGGACGACGGGTTCGACTTCGGCGTGGAGATCGGCTGGACGTCGGCGGCGAACAACCAGACCCCCCGCCGGTACCGGCGGGCGCGGACGTGGTTCCCTCGCCGAGGCCGGACCGCGCAGGAGTCCGGCCTGGTGTTCTCCAAGGGTGGCGGTCACGGCTCGATCATCGACT